TACAGCAGTGGGCAAGCATGGGCATTTCTCATGTCAACGTAAAAGAATTATTGGAATCAATTATGAAGTCTGATAAAGCTGCTGAGAAGATGTACACCTTGTACAACCAAGAGGTAAGCACTCGTGGTCGCAACGTCTTTGCTTTGTATAGTGCGTTCACTAACTATGCCTCATATGCTGATGAGCGTAACGGATTTAATCTGCGTAACACTGGCAACGACACACGAGCAATATCCATGTTCCAACGTGAACACAAAGTGTCGCAGTGGATTGACACACCAGCTTTCAAAGAATTGGTGGCGGCATAATGAAGCTATCTAAACTCATAGAAGATTACTATTCTTCTTATGAATACAAACAGTTACGTGATGAAACTAAAGTACAATATAAATACTTTTTGAACGTAATGAAAAACACACAGGTAGAGGGTAAAGCCCTCTGCCAGTACAACGTAGATAAAATTACAACTAAGATGGCAAAGACATCATACAACGAATGGTGCGAGAAGGGCATATCAATGGCTAATCATGTTATGTCCACTACTCGTGTTGTCTTTAATCATGGCCTACGTGAAGAACTGTGTTTGCTTAATCCTTTCGCTAACGTGCGTAGGAGGACTTCTGAGAGGCGTAAGACAGTTTGGAGTAGGGAAGATGTACAGAAGCTATTGAGCGTAGCCTACAGCGATTTTAGCACCCGCAACATCGGTCTTATTGCACAGATGGCATACGAATGGTGTCAACGTCTTGGTGATATGCGTATGCTTACATGGGATAACATTGACTTTGATGCACAGACAGTGAGCATTGAACAATCTAAGCGTAGGGCAGAAGTATTTCTTCCTATTTCTGATGATTTGTTTGTAATGCTTATACAACAAAGAGAAGACTTTGGTTTTCAACCTTACGTTGCACCAAGACCTTACGCAATTAGAGGTGAATATAGACCTTATACAATACATAAGTTGCCTTTATTTGGCAGAGAGTTAATGGAACGGGCTGGACTTCCTAAAGATTTACGTCTATCTGATTTACGCAGGACGGGAACAACAGAAATGGTTGAGGCTGGTGTCGGTATCGGACAAATTATGTCGGTCACAGGACATGCTAACCCACAATCAGTAAAACCATACATAAAAAATACTTTAAAAAGTGCAGATTATGCATTGACACAGAGAAAAATGCATGATAAAAGCATTACCAGTGCCGCAAAGGAAAGTGTATAACATGTATAATATATATAACACTATAAGTGATTTAGACATTAGTAATGGAGAAACAAAGAGAATGAATTGTCCTAACTGTAATGGGTTTAAGACATTCTCTGTGACCAACAACATGGGTCACTTACTGTGGAATTGTTACAAAGCATCCTGTAATCTTTCAGGCTCTAAGCGTACGCACTTATCTGTGGATGACATACGTGCTAACTTCAGTAAAAAAGATAATAACGTAGAGGCAGACTTTGAGTTGCCCGATTGTGTAGTATCACATGGAAACAGAAAAGAAGTAATGCAGTTTTGTGATGATTGGTGCATACACGCAACTAATCTAAACCTTTTGTATGATGTAAAAGAAAACAGAGTAGTGTTTCCTATCGTACATAACGGCATTATGGTTGATGCTACTGGTCGTGCATTATCTGGCAGATTACCTAAATGGAAAAGATATGGAAAAAATGACTTGCCTTACTCGTATGGTTCAGGTAAGGTGGCTGTAGTTGTTGAGGACTGTGTGAGTGCCGCAGTTGTAGGCAGTGAGGTTTTTGTTGGGGTAGCTGTGTTGGGAACATCGCTGTCTGAATCACACAAGAGGTATCTCACACAGTTTTCAACGGCAATTATTGCGCTAGACCCCGATGCATTACCAAAGACCCTAGCGTTTGCCAAAGAATTACGTGGTCACGTTAATACAGTTAAAGTGCTACGATTAAATGATGACCTAAAATACCGCAACCCAACCGACATAAGTATGTTACACAACACAGGAGAAGAATTATGGAATTATCACTCGTAAGAAGTTTAATGGACAAAGGGTTCTACGATGAGCATCGTGGTTCAAGATGCCCAGATAGACTGTTCAGTAAAGATGTGCGTAAGATTAAACAGGCTATTGATACAGCTATGGACAGGTATGAGCGTAGTGTATTGCCAGATGAGATTGAGGCATTGTTTATGTCAAACAATCCAACTATGACTACAGCACAGAAACAGGCATACAGTTCTCTGTTTACACAAATAAAGAAAGAGCAGCCTATGGGCAGTGATGTGGCACAAGAGGTGCTATCCAAGCTGTTCCAACAGGTTATTGGTGAAGACATTGCTAATCTTGGTTTTGATTATGTCAATGGTTCTGAGTCCAGCCTTGAGCCATTACGTATATTGCTTGAGCAGTACGGTGATGACTTCACGCCTAACCTTAACGTGGAGTGGGATGACATTGACATGGAGACACTACTATCACGCAATGACCTAGAAGCACGTTGGACATTCAACATACCTAGCCTTACACGCAAAGTAGAGGGTGTTAATGATGGACACTTGATTGAGATTGGTGCAAGACCCAATACAGGTAAGACATCATTCCATGCTTCACTTATTGCTAGTCCGGGTGGCTTTGCACATCAGGGTGCTAACTGCATTATCTTGTGTAATGAAGAAGGTTATCACCGTGTGGGTGCAAGATATTTGACTGCCGCTACTGGTATGACTATGCAAGAGATTAAAGCTAACCCTAGCAAGGCTCGTGATTTATACCAACCTGTAAAGGAACGAATTAAGATTAAGGATGCTACTGGTCGTGATATGAATTGGGTGGAGTCAATATGCAAATCATACAAGCCCGACATTGTGCTACTAGACATGGGTGATAAGTTTGCAAAGGGTGGCTTTGCTAGACAAGATGAAGCACTAAAGGCTAACGCTATTCATGCCCGTCAGATTGCCAAGCAACATGAGTGCGCTGTCTTCTATATGTCTCAGCTATCAGCAGAGGCAGAGGGTAAGGTACTACTCAACCAGAGCATGATGGAAGGCTCACGTACAGGTAAAGCAGCAGAGGCTGACCTTATGGTGCTGATTGCCAAGAACCCTGTAGTGGATGGACAAGATGAGGAAGACACACAGCGTCATCTGAATGTAGTTAAAAATAAGCTGACAGGTTGGCATGGTGTGGTTCATTGTGAACTTGAGTACAGGACTGCAAGGTACACAGCATAATGTCTCAGATAGAAATGTTTGAAGTAGTACAAGAGGTTTGTGAAGATGGGTTAGTATGTATTAAGTGCGATATCAGACAGCCCGTCACAAACTTTCAGCAGATGTCCTATACTAAAACAGGTGAAGCAGAGATAAAGCGTACATGCCGTTCTTGTCAGAAAGGACATCGTAAAGTAATTGCTGATTTAAGAAAAGATAATATATACCCCCAAGACCCTGACTATCAGTGTAGGATTTGTGAACGTACTATTGATGAGGTAAATAAGTATGGACAGAAATTATTAGGCACATGGGTTCTTGACCACTGCCATGATACAAACACTTTTCGTGGTTACATATGTAAACATTGTAATGATGGTCTTGGTGGATTTAGAGATGACTTGACAACTGTTATAAATGCTGTTAGGTATCTTGAACAACATAAGGAGAAGATAAATGAAACTAACACTTGATGTAGAAAACACTACAACTAACCGCAACGGTAAAATGCACCTTGACCCCTTTGAGCCTGAAAACTCACTAACTATGGTTGGTATGCTGAATGACAAGGGTGAAGAGCATTTAATATTCTTTGACCATAATGAGCGTGAGGCTACAACAAATGGTCACAACATTGTGCAAGAAGAATTAGACAAGGCTACTGTTCTTATCTGTCACAATGCAGCATATGATTTAGTATGGTTATGGGAGTCTGGCTTTAAGTATGATGGCCCTGTCTTTGACACTATGCTTGCAGAGTATGTACTACAACGTGGGCTAAAGATGCCCCTTACTCTGGAAGCCTGTGCTGAACGATATGAGTTGGACACAAAGAAACAGGATACACTCAAAGCATACTTTAAGCAGGGCTACAGCACTCGTGATATACCAGCAGATGAGTTAGCTGAGTACCTATCTGCTGACTTACATGCTACACAGCAGCTTTCTGACAAGCTAATGTATCGTTTAAATACACCAGATGATTCTGGTCTTATGGGTACAGTTACATTGTCTAATGAAATGGCGGCTTGTCTAGCACGTATATACACACGTGGCTTTGCTGTGGATAAAGATAAGTTAGAGGAAGTACGCAAAGAGTTTGAAGAGGAGAGAAGAGAACTTGAAAATGCATTACAAATACACGTTAGGAATCTTATGGGTGATAGCCCTATTAATCTTAATAGTCCAGAACAGTTATCTTGGGTAATTTATGGTCGTAAGGTTATTGACAAGACTGAATGGGCAAGTCGCATAGACCCTTATATGGATGACAGCGACTTTCGTTCTACAATTAGTATTGGTACTAGGCGTTTATATAAGACAGTTGCAGAGCAATGTTCAGAATGTTCTGGTACTGGTTACATCCGTAAGGTAAAAAAGGATGGCACATTATTTGCAAAGCCTAGTCGCTGTAAGAACTGTGACACTGTAGGTTTTATATTTAAAGACACACCTGAGTTTGCTGGGCTAAAGTTCAAGCCACCTTCAGCTAAATGGGCATCGGCAAATGGGTTCAGCACAAGTAAGCAGAATCTTGAAACACTTGAAGGTGCTGCACGTGCAAAGGGTATGCATGATGCTGTAGACTTCTTATCCAAGGTACGTAGACTATCTGCTGTTGACACTTACCTGTCATCTTTTGTGGATGGTATATCTACACACACAAAGCAGGACGGTAAACTTCATGTCCGTTTGCTTCAGCATAGAACTGCAACAGGCAGACTATCTGGGGCAGACCCTAACATGCAGAACATGCCAAGAGGTGGTACATTTCCCGTAAAGAAGGTGTTTGTATCTAGGTTTAACGGTGGTAAGATACTTGAGGCTGACATGGCACAGCTAGAGTTCAGAGCCGCAGCATTTTTATCACAAGATGGAGTCGCAATTGAAGAAGTATCTACTGGGTTTGATGTACACTCATACACCGCTAAAGTTATTAGTGAAGCTGGTCAGCCTACGGATAGGCAGACTGCAAAAGCACACACCTTTGCGCCCCTTTACGGGGCAACGGGGTTCGGACGCACACCTGCCGAAGCAGAGTACTACACACACTTCAACGAAAAGTACACAGGAGTCTCAGCTTGGCATACCAGATTGGCTAAAGAAGCTGTAACAAAGCAGAAGATAAAGATACCTTCTGGTCGTGAGTATGCTTTTCCTGATGTGGTACGTAAGTCATCTGGTCGTGTCTCACACTTCACACAGATAAAAAACTATCCAGTGCAGGGATTTGCTACAGCAGATATTGTGCCACTTTGTTTGCTACACATAGAAAAACTGCTTGACAGTATGCAGTCATGTATAGTAAATACAGTACATGACAGTATTGTAATTGATGTCCACCCAGATGAAGAGAGAGAAGTAATTGATGTAATAAACAGAACAAACAATGAGTTATCAGACTTAATTAAACTAAGATGGGGAGTTACATTTAATGTACCCCTTCTATTAGAATCAAAAATAGGAGAGAATTGGCTTGACACAAAAGACGTTATCTGATATAACTACTGAACTTTCAAAAACCATAGGAGAAAAAATATGACACAATTAACAACAATTGATACCAACAATTTTGCAGTTATGGCTAAAGCTATGGGCATTGCTGCAGATGCAGAAAGTAAGGGGGCTGGTGGCTCACTTGCTCGTATGCGTATCAATCACACACCCATAATGGGGCAGACAGAAGTGAATGATAAGATGGTAAATATGGAAGTAGTATCTGGCGGCACATACCGTTTAGATGTTCCAGATGGGCCTACCTACTATGCTAACTCTGTAATTATTCGCCCTTACCTACAACGCTTTATGTACAAGCGTTTTGTAAAGGGAAATGACAAGACACCAAATCGTTTCATTAAGAGTTTTATGACAGATGATTCTAAGATGGAATCTGACCTGAAGGACGATAGCGGTGGCTTTAACTGCGGTAAAACTGCTGGTTACATCAAAGACTTTAAGGCACTACCAGATAAGATGCAAGATTTAATCAAGCAGATTAAACGTGTACGTGCAATATTTGGTACAGTAGATTTTGTAAATCCTATAAACGAGCGAGGCGAGGATGTTGAGTTAGACACTACACCTTTCATTTGGGAGATTGATAATCGTGATGCATTCAAGATTGTTGGAGACCCACTAGCAAAGTTGGCTAAGATGAAACGTCTACCTGTACAGCACAATATTACCTGTACTACATTAGAACGTAAGTTACCAAATGGTGGTTCATTCTATCTTCCATCCGTGTCTTTGGATATCACTAACAGCCTTGACCTAACTGATACAGAACAAGAACTTTTTGCAGACTTTATGAGTTGGGTAGATAACTACAACACATATGTTGCAAATGCATGGTCAGATAAAGCAAACTCTAAAATGGATGAAGACGATGTGGATGTTGTAGATGGCCTTGTTGATATTGAACTTGACGATGAGGTAGCCTAATGAACCATCCTGATGAGTTGGCGTTGCATCAATACATGGAAGATGCAGTAGCTGGAAAAACAACCATGTCTGCTGAAACCATTGAACAAGTGGCATCTGATGTAAAGGATGCCATGAAGCGTCAATTCAACAGTATGGGGCGTAAAGGTGACTTCAGGTTACGTATGTCTAACATAGGCAGACCTTCATGCCAGTTGTGGTATGAGAAGAATAAGCCTGAAGTTGCCACGCCTTTACCTACAACATTTATTATGAACATGATGCTTGGAGACATTGTTGAAGCTGTCTTTAAAGGATTATTAAAAGAAGCAGGAGTAAAATATGAAGATAGCGAAACGGTTACTCTGGAGTTGTCTGATACTAGCATTAATGGCACATATGATATTGTCATTCGGGATGCAGTTGATGATATTAAATCAGCTTCCAACTGGTCCTACACAAACAAGTTTGAGTCCTACGATACTTTGGCAAGCAGTGATGGTTTTGGATACATCGCACAACTTGCCGGGTATGCAAAGGCTTCAGGAAAACAAGCAGGTGGCTGGTGGGTTGTAAACAAAGCCAACGGTGACTTTAAATATGTGCCAGCTAAATGGATGGACGTAGATAAAGAAATTGAAAAGGTAGAAGAGACTGTTGCTAAACTAAAAGAGAATAAGTTTGAACGGTGTTTTAAACCAGAAAAAGAAACATTCAGAAGGGAAGAAACAGGTAACTTAGTACTCAATAAGAATTGTACTTTTTGTTCGTTCAAGTATGATTGTTGGCCTGAGATTATTGAAAGACCAGCAGTTAAGTCACAGGCCAAACAGCCTAAGATTGTTCAGTACATTAAGTTATCGGAAGAATACGATGCCGCCTAACTTTAAACAATTTAAAGCGGCACGTAAGTATGGGTATCGGTCAGGCTTAGAGGTGAAGATATCTGACTATCTCAAGGGGTTAAACATTGACTTCGGATATGAGTGTGTTAAGATTGAATGGGAAGACCTAGCCTACCGTACCTATACGCCAGACTTTATACTTCCAAACGGCATTATAATTGAGTCAAAAGGAATGTTCACGGCTGCAGATAGACGTAAACATTTAGCAGTCAAACGGCAGCATCCTAATCTTGATATACGATTTGTCTTTGAGAACAGTAGACGTAAGCTACGTAAGGGTGCTAAGTCTACCTATGGAGAGTGGTGTGATAAGTATGGTTTCAGATGTTATGACCGCATCATTCCAGAAGATTGGCTAAAAGAAAAAGGCAATAATAAACATCCAAAATTTATTAAATTTGGTGGTAGCAAGATAAAAAGGAGAAAGTGAACATGGATAATATTAATTACGATAAAGTAGAACCACAAGACTTTATTATAAGAGTTAGACCCTACTTAGATGATGAAGGCTCTTGGAATGGTGAGATTGATGTTGCTGTTGTAACACAGCCCGAAAACAATTTAAGTGATGATGACTACTTTCAAATGATGCACTTTTGTAAAATGCTAGCGTCAACAATACCTGTCATGGAACTAAACGAAGACTTCAGAGAATTAGTTCACAATTATGTTGTTGAGACTGTTGACAAAGAGTATGAAGTTGAGTTAGAAAGTAAGCCAAAGATTGTTGGTGAAGAAGGTAACGTAGTAAAAATTGACTTCAACACAAGCACTAAAGGTAGCGCATAATGACTTCTTACTATAATATAATGAAAGAGATAGAGAGTGGAAAAATGAAAGTAGTTGATACAAATAAAGATGAAATGGTAAACAGCCCACCTCACTACAATCAAGCTGGCATTGAATGTATTGATGCCATTGTAGCAGCTACAGGTGAAGGTTTTGAGTATTACCTACAGGGTAATATTATGAAATACGTATGGCGTTATCGTTATAAGAATGGCACTGAGGACTTAAAGAAAGCACGTTGGTACTTAGACAAGTTAATAGAAGAAGTAGAGGGCTGCTATGATGATAAGAGTTAAGATGTTCATCACTATGGATGTAGACCCAGAAGATTATCCTGTACCTGCTGATGAGAATGTATCAGAAGAGGTAGAAGAAGGAATACAAGAATACTTCTATGATATAGAAGGCATACACATTAAAAACATTAGAACCATACAGGAGTGACCCCATGTTAAGTAATCATTTACCTACAGACTATCAGAACTTCATTGCGTTATCTCGCTACGCAAGGTGGAAAGAAGATGAGCAGAGGCGTGAGACTTGGACTGAAACAGTTTCACGTTACTTTGATTACATGGAGAGCCATCTAAAGGCAAACCATAAGTATAAGTTACCAGTTGAACTGCGCCTAGAGTTGGAAGATGCGGTGCTGAACCAAGACATCATGCCAAGCATGAGAGCCTTAATGACATCTGGACCAGCACTGGACCGTTGCCATGTAGGTGGATACAATTGTTCATACGTACCCATTGATAGCCCACGTGCATTTGATGAGACAATGTACATCTTAATGTGTGGCACTGGCGTTGGCTTCTCAGTAGAACGTCATCACGTTGAGAAGTTACCTATTGTGAATGAAGATATGCATGATACAGACACAATCATCAAGGTAGGTGATAGCCGCCCCGGTTGGGCTAAGTCACTAAAGGAACTGATTGCCATGCTGTACACTGGACAGATTCCTAAGTGGGATGTATCAGAGGTACGCCCTGCAGGTGCAAGGCTGAAGACATTCGGTGGTCGTGCCAGTGGCCCTGCCCCACTAGAAGAACTGTTTGAGTTTATCATTGATAAGTTCAAGGCAGCAAAAGGTCGTAGGCTCTACCCTGTTGAGTGTCACGATATCATGTGTAAGATTGGTGAGGTTGTAGTTGTCGGAGGGGTCAGACGAAGCGCACTCATTAGCCTATCAAACCTGAATGATGACCAGATGAGTCATGCTAAAGCAGGTATGTGGTGGGAAAACGAAGGACAACGTGCGCTTGCAAACAACAGCGTTGCCTACAAAGAGAAGCCGCAGATGGGTACATTCATGCGTGAATGGCTGTCACTGTACGAGAGTAAGTCTGGTGAGCGTGGCATATTCAACCGTCAGTCTGCACAAGTACAAGCAGCTAAGAATGGCAGACGGGATGCTAACCAAGACTTTGGGTGTAACCCATGTAGTGAAATTATCTTGCGTCCATACCAGTTCTGTAACTTGTCTGAGGTAGTTGTACGTGAGGGTGACACACATGAAACACTCACTGAGAAAGTACGCTTGGCTACAATCTTGGGTACGTTCCAATCTACTCTGACTAGCTTCAAGTATCTACGTAAGATATGGAAGAATAACACAGAGGAAGAACGGCTGTTGGGTGTATCACTAACAGGTATCTTAGACAATCAATTGATGTCAGGTAAGTCTGCTAGTCTTGGTACAAACATTGGTGCTACTCTTGAAGCACTGAAGGATGTAGCAATCAATGCAAACAAGAATATGGCAGCTAAGTTAAAGATACCACAGTCAACCGCCATCACATGTGTTAAGCCTAGTGGTACAGTATCACAGTTGGTAGACAGTGCATCAGGTATTCATGCCCGTCATAACCCTTACTACATTCGTACTGTTCGTGGTGATAACAAAGACCCACTAACACAGTTTATGATTGCACAGGGTATTCCATCAGAGCCGGATGTCATGAAGCCTGACTCAACTACAGTGTTCAGCTTCCCAATGAAGTCACCTATGGGTGCGGTAACACGTACTGAGATGACAGCTATTGAGCAGCTTGAGTTGTGGCTACTGTATCAACGTCATTGGTGTGAGCATAAACCTTCAGTCACAATCTCTGTGAAGGAAGATGAGTGGATGGATGTAGGCTCATGGGTGTATGAACACTTTGATGAAGTGTCAGGCATCAGCTTCCTACCGTTCAGTGAGCATACTTACAAGCAAGCACCTTATCAGGA